TTTCTTATATTGTTTGCAACTATGGCCAGAAGTGTAGGTACAATACCACAGTATGATATGTGGTTAGGTTTGTTTGGTACAGCAGGTTGGGCATACGTAGGATTCTTATGGCACGATAGAGCATTATTATTTTTGAATGCAATATTGGTATCTTTATTATTATTAGGATTGACGAATTATTATTTTTTATGATTAGAACATTTTTAATTGGTAATGGTGAGAGTCGTAAAGACTTTGATTTAAATGTATTGAAACCTTATGGCAAGATATATGGTTGTAATGCCATTTATAGAGATTATCCTGACCTATGTGATGTGATATGTGCTGTAGATGGTGGTATGATACACGAAATTTACCATTCAGGTATGTGTCAAAAGATACCTTGTTATTTTAGAGCGTGGACAAAGATACCAACACCAATGTATCGTAATGTTATTGAAGGTATGGCTACTGGACAAGACCTTAAGGAGATGAAAGACTTTGATATTATTAGACAGAATGAAAAAGGTGAATCTGCTGAATTTGCTACACACGGTTCAACCATATCAGGTGCAGTAACTATTTTAAAGAAGGCCAAAGATGAATATGGAACAAGAGTTACTACTGGCAAGAGAGAAACAAAAAATATACACAATGCTCACATTTATATATCTTGGATAAAAGAACCTGACAAGTCATTTGATATAAAAGAATGTGGTGAAGGTGGTGAAGATGAAGGTTGGGCGACAGGTCCTTCAAGTGGTTATGTTGCTACAATGAGAGAAAGACCTTGTGAAATTTATATGATAGGCCACGACTTAATATCAGATACAAAAACAATTAACAACATATACAAAAGTACAGATAACTATGTTACTACAGAATATGAACCCACACCATCAGGTAATTGGGAAATACAGTGGAGAGAACTAATGGAAAACAACCCTAAAATACACTTTTTTAAGGTAAACAAAGAATTAGATAATAAACCCACTAATCAGAAAGTAGATAGATTTAGAAACCAAGAAGGTGTCAATTTAGAATACATTAGTCAGGCACAACTGCTTGACAGAATGAGTAAATGGTGATATAATGTTACCATAAAGGTCGTAAATAGAAGGTAAAACTATTATATATAATATTATAATTACACTTATATTTACAAAAAATATATACAACAATACATACAAAGGAGATATATACAATGTCAAGTGCATTAGAAGCCCTAAAGAAATCAAAGTCAAACTTTGATACTCTAACAAAACAGTTAGAAAAAACAATAGACCAACCAGATAAGAAAAACAAGTACCAAGATGACAGGTTATGGAAACCAGAACTTGATAAATCAGGTAACGGTTTTGCTATAATCAGATTTTTACCTGCAATAGAAGGTGAAGATATGCCATGGCAACGAGTCTGGCACCACGCTTTCCAAGGACCAGGTGGTCAATGGTATATTGAGAACTCATTAACAACTTTAAATAAAAAAGATCCAGTTAGTGTAGAAAATACCAGACTTTGGAATACTGGTGTTGAATCAGATAAAGATATTGCTAGAAAAAGAAAAAGAAAGTTACAATACTATTCTAATATTTTAGTGGTGTCTGATCCAAAACATCCTGAAAATGATGGTAAAATATTCTTATACAAATTTGGTAAAAAGATTTTTGATAAGATTACTGAAGCAATGAATCCAGCATTTGAAGATGAAAAGGCTACAAACCCATTTGATTTTTGGGAAGGTGCAAACTTTAAACTAAAAATCAGAAAAGTTGATGGCTTTTGGAATTATGATAAATCAGAATTTGAGCAAATCAGTAAAGTAAAAACTACCGATGATGAGATTGACAAGATATGGAAATCTCAATATGCTCTAAAGCCCTTCGTTGATCCAACAAGCTTTAAACCCTATGACGAACTCAAAGAGAAACTGAATAGGGTGCTTACTGGAACAAGAAGTACCGAGTCTGTGGAAGATATTGACCTCCCACCTGTCAGTAATGACGTACCAACGTCTTCTAACAGAACCTCGGTAGAGAAAGAGGAAAAGTCCAACGGTAGCGATGACCTATCGTATTTTAGTAAATTAGCTGAGGACGATTCCTAATCTATCTCTCTCACTTTCTCAATGGGAGGCAGCAATGCCTCCCACACAAATCACAAACGTTTTAGTTATATGAGCCAATTGGCCTCCGTAGCGCCGATAGAATGCAATGGTCGGGAGACCTAGAAGTGTAGGTGAAAAGGATGTAAGATTCCGTAGGGTAGCTTGAGGTGAGGCCTCCTCAACTCATATAACTAAAACGTTTTAAGGTGGTCTTCAGTTAGAATAATAAAACTCATTTTGTGTTTTAAAGCCCAAGCGGCTGCAGTTGACCACTTTCTCTTATTTCTCTCAAAAGTTAATAACGCATTTTTATAAACTCTACTTTCACGTAGAGGTTTTTTAGGTCTACGTGTTTGTTTTTTAGGTTTGATTTCAACAATGAATTTTTTAAATGTCTTATCAGGTAGTTTTACTTTCATATAGAAGTCAGGAAAGTATCTATGTGGCTTATTATCAATTGAACGATACCAAATAACAATTTCTTCACTACCCCATTCTATTACATCTTTGTTCTTATCACAATATAACATAAAACGTTTCTCCCAACTAGACCTATAAATAATGTTGTTAACATTACCTTTATACTTTTTTTTGTTAAAAGGTTTGAATATACCTGAATAGGGACGTTTGTCTATATTCTTCAACTTCTTCATAAACCTATTTATTAACAACATAAATAGTATTATGGCAAGCGTATTTGATACAATAAAATTAAAGGCAGGAGACAATGTTAGGACTGGTACTTGGTATAGACAACAAGTAAACAGAATAGCTAGCGCTACAACTGCTAGACAATTGTTTAGATCAGGCAAACTTAACGGAAGACCTAGTGTAGGAAGACTGAATTTATTTGGGTATAATCCTAAATATAGAAAGACATTACCTTATTATGATATATTCCCTTTAGTATTACCGTTAGAACCTATTAAAGGTGGGTTTATGGGTATGAATTTTCACTATTTACCACCGTTGTTAAGGTTTAGACTATTAGAACGTATGCAAGCAACAGCGACAGATAGAAGATTCGATAGTAGAACAAAATTTGAAGTTAGTTATGATGATGTAAGAAGAATTAAAATTGTAAAACCAACAATAAAAAAGTATCTGTATTCATATGTACAAACAGGATTTTTAAGAATTAATGCTGACGAGGCTGCTATTGCAATTTACTTACCTGTACAAAGATTTAAGAAGGCGAGTGTAGCAACAGTTTATTCAGATAGTAGGAGATTTATTTAATGTCATTAATTAATATAGGTAAAAGAATAGGCGATATTGATATACGTTTAGGTATACCACCATCAAAAGCAGCTTTTGATAAAGCTGATACCAATAAACGATATGGTTATATTAATTCTTCATCAAATAACAATTCAGTATATAACAGATTTAGGTCAGGCCTTACACAATCAGGAGGTTTAGCAAGAACAACCCAATTTATAGCCACAATAGATGGACCTGTTTCGTCAGTGGCACTACAAGACCCTCTTGGAGCAAATTACAATTCAGAATTAATGCCTGACTCACACAGAATGATGAAAAGTGCTTCCTTGGCAGCCGTAATTAAAAAAAATCTTGATTTAAGAATGGATCTATTTTGCAGTGAAGCATCCATACCAGATAAAACTGTAACAGATGATACCAATGAGCAGTATTATGGACCTAATAGAAAGTTTGCTAAAAACGTACTATTCAGTGACCTGTCATTAACATATTATACAGGTGTTCATTTTGATGAGAGAATATATTTTGAAGCTTGGCAAAATATGATGGTTGATCCTATAAGTCACAATATAGGATATTATAATGACTATGCTGGTCCGTGTATGATTACAATTACACCTTTAGTTAAAACATTTACAGCTGCATTAGCAAATTTAGACCCAGGAGAGTTTAGCTCTGTTGGAGAATATAGGGACGCTGTAAGAAAAAGTTTAGGTAATAGTTCAGGCTATTCTGCTTATCAAGTACAATTTTATGAAGTATGGCCAAAAACAATTGCATCCCAGGCATTAAGTTATGGTGACCAAGGTGGTCTTGTGAAAACTACTGTTACGTTTGCATATAGAAATTATGCCACGTCAGCATGGAGTTATTTAGGAGGAAATGAAGATATATACTGGCATTCAGGCAGAACAACATACCGAAATAATTTATCACCAATACAAACAAGTTTATTAGACAATTTACCATTCGGTATAGGCCACGAAATAGGGAGAGTTGGTAGACAAGTATTTGATACATTGAAGAATAGATTGCCTATCGGGAGAATAACAGGCGGAAGGGTATTTCCTAAAGGGTTACCAGACGCCACAGATTTTAGAAATTTAATACTATAAAAAAAGGAGTGAAAAATAATGAGTATACCATTTATGAAGATACCTGAATATGATTTGACTTTATCAAATAATGTAAAGGTAAAATATAGACCGTTTTTAGTGAAAGAAGAAAAAGTTTTACTAATGGCGATTGAGAACGATATCGAATCGGAGATGATTGACACACTGATTGGTACCGTTCAGACTTGTATGATAACACAAGTGGATGTACAAAAGTTACCAGTTTATGATTTTGAATGGTTATGGTTAAACATAAGATCAAAGTCAATTGGTGAAGTTGTAGATTTAAAATTGAAATGTCCAGATGATGAAACACAGGTTGTTGATTACACGTTTAATATTGATAATGTTAAACCAGACTTTAACAAAAAGATAGACACAAATGTTAAGTTTTCAGAAAACTATGGTGTTATTATGAAAATACCAACAGTAAGAGAAGTAGCAAATAAAAAAACTATAATAGATTTATCTGTTAATTTAATGAAGGATTGCATTGCTCAGATTTATAATGGCGATGAAATATTTGAAGCGAAGGACGTTGAACCAAAGGAACTAGACCAATTTATAGAAAACCTTACAATGCCTCAATTCAAAAAGATAAGAGCATATTTTGAGCAGTTGCCTATTATATCTCATACGATAGTGTATAAGAATCCTAAATCTGGTGTAGAGCATAAAATGTTATTACAAGGAGCGTCTGATTTTTTTCAGTTACCCTCTTACACGAAAGCCTAGAGAGTTATTATAGGACGAATTTTGCTTTAATGCAATACCATAAATACTCTTTAAGTGATTTAGAATCAATGCTGCCGTGGGAGAGGGAAATATATGTTGATTTATTGATACAGCATATTAGAGATGAAAACGAAAAGATAAGAGAGAAACAAAAAAGAGGGGGATTATAAAAATGTCAAAACAAGCAAAGAAAACAGGAATAGACACCATTAAGATGGTGTGGGAGTTTTTTACAGATGAAATACCTCACGTTTTATCTAATTGGAGATTTGTTCCAAGAGCAATGATGTTATTATATTGCTACGCTTTCTATATGACTATGAATTGGTTTATGGCATTACCAGCACCTAATAACGCACAGGCTGGTTTTGTATCAGTAGTTGTTGGGGCAGGCGCTGCTTGGTTTGGTTTATATGTTAATAGTGGCGGAGTTTATAAGAAGCCAGAGAAGAAAAAAGTATTAAAAGAAGAACAAATAGGTTAAATTAAATGGTAGCTCAATCAGAAATTTTTAGTAAAGGTAAAGCAGAGGATTTTAATAAGATTCTTAAAAGGCAAAAGAAGGACGAGTCTGATCCGAAGTTTGCCATATCTGATTCTTTACAAGAGTATCAGCAACAGTTAGAGATTTCTGCTGGGTATCAGAATCATATGAAGCTTAACAAGGCTAATATCAGAAAGAACATAACTGATTTTGTAATTAATTATACTTTTAGTGACCTTGAGGAATTAAAAGGTATGGACTTTGATGACGCCAAAACACGACACAAAACTACAGAAAAGACAATTAAAGAGTTTGAAGGATTGCATAGAAAAGGTATATTAGAAGATGAAGAAATAATTTACATAAAAGAAACTGTTGGTAGAACAAATGCTCAATTGGGAAAAATTTTAGGTCTTTCAACTAAATTGTCATTGGCATTTAGAGATTTCAAAAAAGAATTAAAACCACTTAAACTTGCTAGAAGAATGGGTCTTACAAATGTACCTATTATTGGTAAGAGAATAGAAAGAGCAATTACAGCTCAAGAAGACGCTGAAAGCAAATCATTAGGAATAAAAAGAGCATTACGTACAAAAGAGGCAAAGAGTACCATTAAATCTGGTGGTGGTGCAAGTGCAGGTCTTGGCGCTTTAGGAGGAAAATCTTCAGGAGGAGATAAAGAGGATTTGGCTCAAAGGGCGACTAGAGATTTATTTGGTGACCAAGAACCATCTAAAGCAGCTGGGTATAGTAAAGAAACCGCTGTTGAAGAAGAACGAGAATCAGATAAACAATTTGATACATCATCAAATTTATTAGAAAGAATACTTGAAGAAAGTGAATTAACAAATGAATTATTAGGCAAAGATTCTGGTCCTGCTAAAAAGCAAAGATCACTTTTAAGTAAATTATTAGAACCTTTAGCATACGGTATGGGTCTTGGTTTGATATTTAAAAACTCTATTTCGTCTTTAGGAACTACATTAGGCAATTCAATGAGTACAATGTGGCAAGGTACAAGATCATTGTTAGGTTTAAAACCGAAGACACCAATAACCACACCAAAACATATACAACAGAAAAATAAAGTGAAATTGAAATCGCAAGGGAGGACTCCTCCCTTGGTGAAAAAGGATACAGCGAGCCACCTTAAAACCAAGAATTTAGTTGCCCAAAATACTAAAAAGGGCACTAGTATAGCGAGTAAAGCTCTTCGTGGAGGTAAAAACCTTTTACGATTTGGAGGCAGATGGGTTTTACCTGCAGCCGTAATGATGAGTCTTTTTGACGCTGCTAGTGGTTGGTCACAAGCAGGAGAATTATTAGGTAAAGATGATGATGAATTAACTACAAAAGATAAGGCAGGATCTGCTTTTGCTGGGTTTCTATCTGGATTGACTTTTGGTCTTTTAGATAAAGAGAAGATGGCAAAGAAATTTACTAGTGATGGTCCAAGTCTTGAAGAAATGGCACAAGGACATTCACGTTCCAACTTATACTCTAATCATCCAGCGGCTAAATTAAAGAAAGTAGAAGAATTAAAAGTAGATAAGATTGATAAGGCGATTTTATCAAATCCAAATGAGGCTACGGCTACAACAAATGTATATAAACAAGGTGATACAGTTAACCAAAAAAATGAAACAGTGCATGAAGGTGCAACAATAGGTACCTATGTTCCAGAAAGAAAAATGTACCATGACATTCGATAAGGAGTATAGATAAATATTACTATGGGATTCAAATTTAAAAATCCATTTAAAGCATTATCAAATGTGATTAAATCACGTGCTAATGCCTCTAAACATATTGCAAAGAACACCAATATGAGTGTTATAGGTTCGTCTGCTGCAGGCGTCATCTCGTACAATCCTACAAATATTAATTACAATACTGGTAGTGCTGCTGCTGGTAAATTAACAGAAGGTGGAAACTTTTTTGTCTATCCATTAGATAAACAAGACCAAGAGCATTATATGTTGTTTGATGTTGTACAACGTACAGGTTCAAGTCTGAACCCAGGAGACCATGCAGAGTCTTTTAACACTGCACAATCCAAACAAAAAACAGATTGGAAAGGTGTAAATAATCCTGGTGCAACTGTAGCTTCAAAAAGATTAAACACCATAATATATGGTGCAAATA